GTCGCCATGCCGCGAAAGCCCGGCACGGCGCCGCCCAGCATGGCGGCCAGCAGCGCCGGCGCGGTCTGGGTCGGCTCGCCCATCAGCACGTCGAGGGTGCCCTTGATGCCGCCTTCCTTCTTGTCGCCGCCGAACAGCTTGGGCTTGTCGATGTACACCTGCCCGCTTTCGGTGACGCTGCCGTCGAAGGCGGTCTTGCCGTCGATGCGGATCTCCACCAGCTCGTCGACCGGGCCGCGGCCGAGGCCGATGTGCAGGCCCAGGTAGTACTTGAAGCCGATGACGACGCTAGCGCCCATGCCCATCGGTCACCTCCTTTCTCGCGTGTTCGACCAGGTGCAGGGCCAGGGCATCGCCGGTGGCCAGCAGCACGCCGGCCGGGATGCCGCCGGCGCGGACGATCTCCGTCCAGTCCAGCCCGTAGTGCGCGCACAGGGCGCGGGCGCCGCGGTGGCAGTAGCCGGGCCGGCTGCCCCAGGCGGGAACGCTGTGCAGATGTTCCAGGGTCACGAACAGCTCGCCAGGCTCGGCGCCGTCGCTCGTTACCGTTACGTCGGTGAGGTCGTCCATCATTTGCCGCTCGAGGTCTTGACCTTCCTGGTGCGGAAGCGCCCGAAGCTGAGCACCTGCCAGTCGCCGGTCCAGCAGTCGCCGAAGAACACCGCCTGCGGGGTGCCCTCGTCCGGCACCGGCAGATCGAAGTCGCTCAGGGCCGCCGGCTTGGGCTTCTGTGCCTTGGGGCGCATCAGGTAGCCGATCGCCAGGGACGACACCATGACGACCAGCTGGATCGTGGTCGGGTCCATCGCATGCTCCTTTAGAAAAAGTTGTTGCCGTCGAACGGCGATTCGCCGGCCAAGTGCGGGATGCCGCCGTAGTTCGGCAGGTTGGCGAAGGCCTGGCAGGCGGCGGTGGTCTGGGCGCAGCCCGGGTAGACGCGGATCGCCTGGGCGAGTGCGAGGCCGGCGGTGCCGCCGAGCAGGGTCAGGGTGCTGCCGGCGTGCCGCTCGATGCCGCGCCGCTCGTACTCGCCGCCGCCGATGGGCCACTCGACCAGCCCGCCGGTGAAGTAGCCGTCCGGCTGGGCGGCGAAGGCGCCGTTGCTCAGGCTTGCCCCGTCCATCGACTGGATGCTGGACTCGATCCGGTAGCCGTTGCGGTCGACCCCGCAGGCCAGCGAGTACAGCGCGTGCGGGCAGTTGCGCTCCCAGCCCAGGCGCAGACCCTGCATCTCCATGCGCTCGCTGAGCGGCGCGCAGGCGATCTCGCAGCGGTCGAGCGCCGGCCAGCGCACCGAACGCACTTCGCCGGCCCAGATCACCAGGTAGTCGTCGACGCCGTCGTGACGGGCGAACACCGTCAGCGACACCGGCGCGCTGGGCGGGGCGCTGCGGTAGAGCTGGGCGACCTCGAGGTCGGCCGGCGCGGTGAGCTTGAGGGTGTCCGGGCTGGTCTGCCCGGTCTGGCGTACCCCGCTGTCGGCGATGCCGCCGCGCAGGGCGACGAAGGTCTGGGTGTTGTGGAGGACGTCGCGGTCGGCGCTGGCGTAGCGCCAGGCCAGGGTGCCGCGGGCGAACTGGTAGAGGCGGATCGGCCGCCCGCCGGCGAGCGAGCGCTCGGCACTGTCAAAACTCATCGTCGCGGACTCCTCGGAACACCAGGGCGCAGTTGGCCACGCCCTCGCTGTCGGTTTCGTGGTGGATCTCGAGGCTGTCGCTGTCCAGCCGGCACAGGGTCAGCCAGCTGATCCGCAGCACCTCGGCCGGCTCGATCTGCACGCCCAGCGGGCTGTCGATCGACAGACGCTCGACGTCCGCGCTCAGCTCGCTGCTGCCGGTGATCCGGCGGTGGAACGCCGTGCCGTCCCACAACTCGAGGCGGATGTCGCAGCGCCCCGGCCGGGACTGCCCGAAGCGCGTGTAGCCGACGTTGGCCACGTCGAGGGTGGTGGCCACCGCGGTGACGGTGGCGACCGGCTCCAGGTCGGCGGCATGGGTCGGCAGCCACACCGGCACCTGCCGCCCGCGCAGGGCGTAGAGCAGGCTGCGCAAGGCGCTGCGCTCGCTGCGGCCCATCCCCAGCCAGCGATGGCCCTGCACCGGGAAGGCCCGGCCGGCCACGTCGGTGACGCGCGGGATGGCGGCGCCGTTGTCCAGCTCGGCGAGCAGCCGCGCGAAGCTGGCGGTCAGGTCTTGCGACTCGTCGGGGCGCTGCTCGAACACCGGCCGCCCGCGGTACAGGGTGGCCGGCAGGCTCTCCGGCCAGTCGCAGGGCTCCACCAGCCGGAAACGCACCTGCGCCGACTGGGCGGTGTCGGTCAGCCTGGTCAGGCTCGGCTGCTCGAGCAACTGCGCCGAACGCGCCGGGTAGAGCCGCGCGCCGGCCGGCCAGGCCTGCTGGGTGGGCCGCGCCAGATCGATGCCGCCCGCGTCGATGGCGGCTACTTCGACCGCCTCGCTGACGAAGGCCGACTCGCCGCGCAGCAGGGCCAGGCGGCCGACGGCGAAGTCCAGACCGGCGGTGGCACAGTCGATGCGTGTAGCGCCGAGGGCGACCGGCTGCTCGAGCAGCTGGATGTCCGGCCACACCGGCACGGCCCACACCCGCGAGCCCCAGCCGAACAACGCCAGGTCGAGCAGCTGCCGCTCGCGGCCCTCGACCAGCATCGGCGCTTCGAACTCGCGGCGCGGCGCCAGGCGGATCGCCCGGCGCTGCTCGACGCCCGACTCGCTCTGCAGGATGTCGGTGGCCCAGGTCAGCCGCTCGAGCACGCCGTCGGCCCAGTCGGGGGCGAACGACCAGGCGACGATCCGGTTGGCGGTGATGCGCAGGTGGGCCTCGTCGCCGTTGTCGAACGTCCAGGCGAGCGTAGTATCGAGCACGGACGGCCCGTCGGGCGTGACGCCGACCTGCCAGGTCAGCTCCTTCAAGGCCGGAAACAACAGCGGCGGCGCCGGCTGGCCGGACAGCTCGATGCCCTCGCCCAGGCCATCGATGCCCATCAGCGCCTGCGGCGCGAGGTAGGCGTTCCACAGCTGCACGGCCGTAGTCTGGGTGGAGACCACGTTGCCCAGGTCGAGCTGCCGGGGGCTGATGTGGATGCGGTTATACCAGTCGTCGACGAAGGCCCGCTGCCGCTGGCCGGCGATTGCGCGGCCGTTGGCTTCGACGGGCCAATGGCTGGCCAGTGTCGTCTGTCCGACCCGCAGCGTGGCGTTGACGAAGGGCGACGGGTCGAACTGGTCGACCCAGGCGAACGCAGAGCGGTCGGTGGTCAGTTGTGGGTTGTCGATGTCGCCCAGTGTCGGGCGGGCCAGTTGCCCGCTGAGCACGGCCACTTACGGCCCCTCGTAGCGCAGGGCCCAGCCGAAGGTGCCGGTGTGGCTGCTGCCGCCATTGCGGTTGGCGGCATCCTTGCGGTACCAAGGGAAGATTTTCCAGCGGTCGCTGCCGAGGGTGACGATCTCCCCCGGCGTGTAGTTGTCGACGCGGGTATAACGGGCATTTTCCAGGTCGGCGATCAGGCTGAGCTTGTTGGACGGCCGGATCTTCCAGGTACGGATCGGCAGCAGGACGGCCTCGCTGTTCCAGGCGTTGGGCAGCAGGCCGATCAAGGGAACGGAGGCCTTGACGCCAATGGACTCGCCCGTCAACGTTTGTGCCAGCCACCAGCCCTGGGCATCGAGGTCGGAGTGCAGCCAGGCGTTGCGGTTGGCACCACTGACGGCGTTCGTTCCCCAGAACAGGGCGGCCGTCGTGGTCGACGACCCGGCCCCGCCATATGCGGCGTCAATGGTCACGCCGGACGATGCGGCACTCGAACCGATGGACGCGCCTACCCACATGCCGGAGCCCGGCAGACCCTGCACCGTGGAGTCGCCGAAGGCACACCACTGGTAGTAGTCGACGCTGTAGTTGACCACCAGGTAGACTTCGCCGGCGAAGGCGAAGATCTCGTAGGTCAGCGGGTAGGCCAGCGGCGTGCTGCCGAGCTGGCCGATGCGTACCACGTCTGGCGCATCGCCCGCCGTCGCGCTGGTCCGTCCCAATAGGGTCAGATAGCCGGAGACGATCTGCAGACGCAGGAACATCGTCCCCTTGCTCAGCACTTCGGTCGTGCCGTTCCAGCTCCAGCCCTCCAGCCCGCAGGCGTCGATCAGCGCCTGGCGCAGCGCCGTCAGGTCGTTGGCGGTACCGCTGTAGTAGGCCATCAGTCATCGAGCCTCATTGCGTAGTAGTCGGTGAATCCGGTGCGCCAGACGTCTTGGATCACCAGGTAATCCGCGCCGTCGACGGTCAGTGTGTTTTCGGTCGCGTTGTCGAAGCCGGAGATATAGAAGATCCCGTCGAGCGCACCCCAGAGGTTCGCCGTGTTGTCGTGCAACTCCACCGGCAGAAGTTGGTAGACGCCGCCGGTGTCACGCAGATTGGTGGTGCTGCCGGCGATCTGCGTGTTACCCCACGGGTAGCAGTACGGCTGCAGCCAGTTGTCGTTGGAGCGCAGGGCCATGTTGGCCTTGTTGCCCTTGAAGTAGCCCGAGTGCGCGGTATCGCTGAAGCGCGTCGCCGCCGCGCCCGAGAGCATCCCGCCGCACACCACCGGATACGGGTACTGGCTGGGCCGGCCGTAGGGCAGGCACTTGCCGACGTAGCAGCTCTCGTAGACCGGCGTGCCGACCTCAACGGCCAGCGCGATGCGCTGGCCGTTGAGGGTCAGCCAGTAGTCGATCCGCTGGTTGTGCGCTGGCACGCCGGAGAGCCGCGCGCCGGGCTGGGTGTCGAAGCTGTTGCCGGAAACAAAGCCGGTGAACACCCCGGCCAGCAGGTTGTAGTAATCGGCGCCGGCATCCTGGTAGGTGCGAAAGCCGACGAAGATTTCCTCGGTGCGGCTCAGGCCGGAGCCCTTGAGGATCAGCTCGCGGTTGGTCGAGACGGTGTCGTAGCGAAGGACCTCCCACTCGGCGTCGGCGGCCGCGGCGGCACCCTGGGTGACCGGGACGGTGAAGGTGTCGCCGACGACGAAATCGGTCGCCCCGTCGCCGATCGTGAACTTGAGCAGCCCGTTGTCGTAGGCGGCGCCGACGGTGGCGGCGGGCTTGGCGCCGGATACCGAACCGACCACCGAGAAGGTGCCGCCGTTGGCCGCCGCGGCGGTGCAGGTCAGCGTCCAGGTCTCGGTCACCGACGCGGGCGAGGCCTCCAGCCCGGCGAGGGTCCCGGTGCCGGTGCGCGTGCCGCCGAGGGTGCCGATGTCGCCGAAGCCGCCGCAGAAGTGGCGGATCTGCGCAAGCAGGTTGTAGTGGGCCAGCTGGCCGTTGGCGTTGTCGACGTAGCCGATCTGGTGGGGCATATCAGATTCCCAGGATGGAGCGGAACTTGGCCGGGTCGTTGGAAAGCATCACGGTGACCGCCTCGACGCCGGGCGGCGTGTTGAGGATCGAAGCGATGCGTTCTGGCGAGTCGACAAGGTTCAGGTTGATGGCGTTCTTGACGGTCGTGCTCAGCGCCTTGGCCGGCTCGGCCAGGCGGGTGGTGCCCAGGCTCGGCGCCGGCAAGGCCGGAGCCGGAACGCCGGCCAGGCCGCCGGTGGCGTGGCGCACGCGGCGGGCGTAGTCGTCCAAGGCGGCCATGCCGTGGCGGTTGAAGCTGTCCAGGAAGGCCAGCGCGCCGGGTTGCTGAACAACCGCGGCGCGGGTGACGTACTCCCAGTTCGAGAGCATTGCCGGGATCGAATCGCTGGTGGTGGTGCCCGGGCCGGTGACGTGGCCGCCGGTGGCGGCGGCTACTGAACTGCCTCCGAACAAACCGCCAATACCGCCAAGGATTCCGCCGAAAATCGAGTCGCCGCCCCCGCCACCGAACAGGCCGCCCAGGCTATCGAACAGGCTGCCGAACAGATCGGCGCCGCCGCTGAACACCGAATCCAGGGCGCTGCTGAACGTACCGCTGCCGGTTTCGGACGCGGCGGTGATTGAGCTGCCCATCTCTGCTGCGCCCTGCGACGAGGCCGTACTGATCGCCCCAGCCACCCCCGATGTGCCAGACGCTCCCGATGCCCCGCTGCCCCCGGACTGGGTTGCTCCCGTGAGGTTAGCTGCCGCCAGGCTGGCCGCCGCCGATTGAACAGCGGCCGCCCCGGTAACCAATGATCCTCCGGCTGCCGACATTGCTGCTGCCGACCCAGCTACTGCGGTGGCACCAGTGGTCAGGCTGCTATCGCTCTGCTGTCCGCCGAGCAGCCCCATGATGCCGGCGGTCGCCTGCTCGGCGAGCCGTTGCACGGCGAGTTGGGCCATGGCATCCGCCACGCTGGAAACCAGGCTCGTCACGGCGTCGCGCAGGTTGAGCGTGCCGTCGGCCAGCCCCTGCACCGCGTCCTGGATACCGCTGCTCAGGCCATCCTCGAGGGTGCGCTTGAACTCCGTGGCGGCACTGCGCGCCTCGACGAGCGCATTGCGCACCCGCCCGACCTCGGCCGCCGCCTGCTCGCCGAGCGGCCCCGGCTGCTGCGCCATCTGCTCCAGCTCGGGCAGGTAGCGCTCGATCACATCGGCGGTCTGCCGGTGCAGATCGAGCAGCTTCTGCCGGCCTTCCATCTCGGTGAACAACCCGGCATTGACCTGGGTATCGATGCTCTGCTCGCCGCGGCTTTGCCGCTCGAAGGCCTGGTCGATCTCGCCCTGCAGTCCGTCCAGCTTGGCCTTGGCCTGCTCGACCGGGATCAGCCGGTCGATCATCGCCAGCCCGGCGTCGTTGCCGTCCTTGACGAACTGCTTGCGCAGCTGCGCGAAGCGGCTCTCGATCTCCAGCATCGCCGCCTCGGCCGGCTGGCCGGTCGCACGCAGGTAGTCGGCCTGCAGCCCGGCATTGGTGCTGGCGTTCCGGTCGGCCTGCTGCTGCTTCTCCTGAGCCGCGAGGACGGCCAGCGCCGCCTTGGCGCGGTCGTTTAGGGCGCCGGACAGACTCTTCTCGGCCAGCTCGTAGGCGCGCACCTGGGCGGCGGTCAGGCCAAGAGTGGCCGCCTGCTTTTCGAGGCCGGCGACATAGCTTTCCTGCTGCTTGTACTGCTGGGCCTGCGTCTGGGCCTGTTGCTTGGCGGCCGTCTCGGCTTTCTTGGTGGCTTCGGCGGCCGCCTCCTTGGCATCGAGCGCCTCGGCGTCGGCGAGGAGGCTTTTCTCCTGCTCCGCGGTCAGTTCGCCCAGATCGCCGCGCTCGAGGGCATAGCGCAGCTTGGCCACCTCGCCGACCTTGCCGTGCAGGGCGATTTCCTTGCGCAGGTTCTCCTGATAGCTGTCGGCTTCGCTGGCGAATTCCTTGGCGGCGGCTTCCCTGAGCTGCCGGATCTGCTCCTGGGTGTAGACGACCCCGGTTTCCGCGGCGGCCTTCACCTGCTCGTCGATTTTCCGGTAGCGCTCCTGGAGCTTCTCGCCGGCGCTCCGGGTATCGTCCAGCGCGGCGTTCAGCTTCTGCTGGGCGTCAATCGACTCCTTCTCTGCCTGGGCGCGATCTGCCTGTGCCTTGGCATCTGCATCGCGCCGCTGGATCGACAGGGTTAGTTCGGTCCTTTGCCGCTCCAGCTCCTCCTGACTCGGGCCGGAATCGAACAGGCTGTCGGTGTAGATGCTGCGCGCCCGCTGCTGAAGATCGCGCTCGACCTTGGCCAGCTTCTCTTCGAGGGTATCCGCCCGGCCGAGATCGAGCATGGCGTCCCAGGCTTCGGAGGAGACCTTGCCCACCGCTCGCCACGCCGTCTGGAGGTAGCCGAGGTTCTCGACGACCTGCGCGGCCCGCGAGGTCATGGCCTCGCCATAGGCTTCGACGGCCAGGCGGGCGGCGCCCTCGGTATCGCCCTGCTTTTCCAGGGCGGCGATCTGGGCGTAGACGGCGCCGGTGAGAAAGTTGTACTTCTTGTTGAGCGTTTCGGCCGCCTTCGAGGGCTCGTCGGCCAGGCTCACGAACTCGGCCACGGTGTCGGACACCGCCTTGCCGGTCGCCTCTTCCATGGCGACGGCCGTGGTGCCGATGGCTTCGATCTGGTCGGCGGCGAACTTGCCGGTGCCGGCGATCTCGGCCAGGGCGGCAGCCGCCTGACGCTGGGTGCCGTTGGCTGCATCCATGCGCTGTGCCATGGCGGCAAGCTGGTCGGCACTGGTGCCGGCCGCGTTGCCGCTCATGATCAGCGCCTGGGCGTAGGCCGAGGCCTCGCGCTGTCCTTGCGCGAATGCCGCCAGCAAGGTGCCGCCGGCCACCGCGGCCCCGCCAATCGCCGCCGCCATCGGGCTGATGCTGGAGACGATGGCCCGCGCCGCATTGCCGATCCCGCCGAACGAGTCGCGGATCTGCCCGCCCTGCTGGATGGCGACCAGCCAGATCGGCATGCCGCTGGCCAAGCTGGTGACCACGTCGGTCAGTTGCATGGGGAGCTGCTGCATGGCTTGCCGGTACTGGCCCGCCGACTGCCCGGCGCGCTGCATGGACTGGCTGTTGTCGTTCAGACCGCCGCGCATCGCACGTAGCTGGGTGAGCGTGGACGCCACGCTGCTCCGATAATTCGCCTCGGCTTCGGCGCGCTGCTTGGCCGACAAGGTGCCGTCGCTGGTGACCAGCCGGTACTGTTGGCGCAGCTCGACCAGCTTTCGCTGGGTCTGCTCGATCTCCCCCACGCCGAGCGCACTGCGGGCCGCCGCCTGGGAGGTCTGCTGGGTCGATGGGGAGGACGATGTGCTCTGCCCTGCCGATCCGGCCCGGGCAGACGACGCCTGCCGCAGCTCGCGCAGCCGGGTGAGGGTCTGCTCCACGCTGTGGCGATAATTCGCCTCGGCTTCGGCCCGCTGCTTGGCCGACAGGGTGCTGTCGCTGGTGACCAGCCGGTATTGCTGCCGCAGATCGACCAGTTGACGCTGGGTCTGCTCGATGGCCCCGACACCGAGGGAACTCCTGGCCGAGTTCAGGGCGGCATCCGCACGGCCGGTATCCAGCCGCGTGGAAAACTCCCCAGCCAGCCGGCGCTGCTCGGCGGCCAGGTTGCGCATGTCGACGCCGGCGCCCTGGAGCGCGGCGCGCATCCTGGAAAGCTGGCTGATCTGGGTCAGCTCCTGACGCTCCAGCGCTTTCAGCTCGGAGACGGCCAGCTTGTAGCTCGCCGCCATTTCCTTGGTCGGCCTGTCGACAGAAGCCAGGGAATTACCCAGCTCGCGTACCCGGTCGCGGGCCTCGCGCATCTTGCGGCCGGTCTGCTCCAGGGAGCTTTCCAGCTCGCGAAAGCTGTTGACCTGGCGCAGGGGCTTCTCCACCTGCCGCACCAGTTCGGCGTACTGCTGGCGGAAGCCGGCAACTTCCTTCATCGCCTCGCTGACATTCGCGGAAATGTTCAGCTCGATCTTTTCCGCCATGGGTTTCCTCCGGAAATAAAAAACCCCGCCGGGGCGGGGTCGTGAACTTGGGTTTTAGGCTACTGGATGCCCATGATGAGCTTGTAGCGGCGCTGGTATTCCTCATACGACAAGCCGGGCGTTCCGGCCAGTTCAGCAAGACGCTGCTCCTTGCTCGCACTTGGCTGAACGGCCTGAGCGACCGGAGCGGTCAGCTGGACTGGCGGGGTGTACGCGCCCTGGAACCGACTGGTGCAGCCCGGCTGGCTGGCATCGATGATCAGGTTACCCTCGACCCGCGCACCGTATGTCCCGAAGAGGAATGCGTGATTGAGCTGGCTGATCACGACGTCGCTCAGGCCAACGGCGCACTTGTCCTTCTCGATAGCCTTGTCCATCGCCGTCTTGAGGTTCGGGACGCCAAGCGGAAACAGGACGACGGGGATATTGTCCTCGCCGGTTACGCGCGACCCTTTCACGAACTGGGCTGAGTTCAGGTTGTAGTTCTTGGTGCTACCGACGGTCATATCTGCGACTCGCACGGTACAGCCCGAGGAGAAAACGGCGCTAAGGATCACGGCAAATGCTGTTTTTTTCATGGGTCCCTCCGAGTTTATAAATAGCCAACTTTACCAAATGGCCATCCTCAAAACCCGGTGCTTGGCTGGGCTGACCTTCCCAGTAGGATCAGAAGCCAAGCGGAACATCTGACTCGATTGCAAAGCGGGTATCGGCATCTACTTGAGCAATTCCCTGACCAATGCCTGCGCCTCCTTGCCGCCGGCCATGCCGTGCCCCACGTCGACGATCCGCTCGGCGCGCATCCGGCGCTCCCGGCGCAGGGCGCAGTCGTAGTGCAGGAGGATCTGCCGCTGGGTCATCCGGCCGATGTCGGCGGGGCTTCCGTAGCCGGCGCCGACGAGGGTGGCGTAGACGTCGCCCCAGCGGGGGCCTGCGCCGCCAGCCATTGCAGGGCCGCGCGGCGCAGATAGAAAGGGCCGTTGGCCCCCCACCACATCATCAGCAGCAGGTGGCCGTCGGCCTGGCCGAGCGACTCCACCCACTCCTTCTCGACGTCGGCCGCTACGGCCAGTAGCTGCACGACGGCATCGGCATGCTCGGCCGCCACGGCCAGCACGGCGTCGAGGATCGTGCCTTCGACGCCGATGAAGCCCTGCAGGGCGGCGACGATCGGCTCGGCCTTGGGCTGCAGGCGCAGCCCCTCGACGAAGCCGTACTCGCGCACGGTGATCTTCCGGCCGGCGATGACCGCGGTTCGCTCCGGGTGGAGCACCTCCAGGTCGTCGCTCCCAGCCGCCGCCTTCCTCGGTTCGCGCTTCTTCGCCATGGTTATGCCGCCTTCGACTTCATCATCCGGCCGTAGCCGCCGAGGTTGCCGTTCTTGAGGTTGATCGGGTCGAGCAGCAGGGTGCCGGTCAGTTGCAGGCCGCCCCAGTCGTCGTTGATCAGGGCGAAGTCGCTCACCGGGTCGAACTGCACGCGGAACAGGTCGAGGATCACCTGGTCGCCGGTCACGGTGTTGATGCCGTCGAAGAAGATCCAGCGCTCGGGCGGCGTGCTGTTGGCGAAGATCGCCAGGCTGTCGGCGGCGGCGTAGCTGTAGTCCGCTTCGAACGGCTGGGTCAGGCTGGCCGGGCTGAGGACTTTGACGATGCCGCCGGCGAGCGAGACGATCTCGTAGTGGGTACCCTCGACCAGCGTGACCGGGCTGGCGTTGCCGTCGGTCAGCACCAGGCTGGAGACGAAGCGCTTGTCCAGTTGCACCTCGTCCCCCGCCACCAGGCCGGTCGGCAGCGCCTCGGCCGATACGGTGCCGGAGGCGATGGCGACCGGAGTCGAATGCAGGGCCAGCGTCAGGTTCTCGAGCAGAAACTCGTCGAGGGTGATGTTCAGGGTGCCGCTCTTGCCGGTGATCAGCGAGCCGTAGAGGCCGCGCGATCCGCCGAACGATTCGTTCTTGTCGGACTTGTTGGCGGAAATCGCCAGGGTGGCGGCCGAGGCGTTGCCGAGCCAGGTACGCTTGCCGGGCTTGCCGGTGGTGGCGTTGCGGACGGCAGAGAAAAAACGTCCCTGCAGGGAATAGAGTTCGCTCATGGGATTCTCCGGCTCAGAGGCCAGTGATGAAGGTGTACAGGTGGACCGGGATCAGCACGCTGGCCGCGCGCTCGCCGTTGCCGGGCGGGAACTGCTCGGCACCGCCCAGGGCGATGTTCTGGATGCCGGCCGGCGCCCAGGGCAGCGGCCTGCCCTGCTCCGGGCGCAGGCAACGCAGCAGGTCCAGCTCCAGGTCGTCGAGGGCGTCCTCGTAGTCGTCCAGGCCGACGTCGACGGCGCCGATCACGTAGTAGCCGGCGGCGACCTTGAGGGCGCGCGGCCCCGGCACGGGGTCCTGGTCCTTGGCCTTCTGCACCACGATCAGCGGGAAGCCGACCTTCTCGCGCTGCAGGACCTCGTTGAACCAGCCGGTTTTCACGTTGGCACCGGCATCGGTCCGGTAACCGCTGGCGATGGCGATGGTCGAGAGGCGCCGGACCAGCGCCTGGCGGCCCTCGCTCAGGGGGTTGGTCATGGGGCCTCCATGCAGGCAGCGGTGACCATATGGCCGTCGTCGGCGATGATGTCTTCGACGATGTAGCTGTTGGTACAGACCACGAAGCGGCCGCCGCGGGTAGCCGTGGCAAGCTGGGCTTTGCGCCAGGAGATGCTGATCGGCACGACCACGAACATTCCGTCAGCGCCGGCATGTTGCGCTTCGCGGTCGATCATCACCTCCACTCCGGATGCCGCAGGAAGGCCTGCGGTATCGAGGTAGTCGGCGGTGCCGTCGCCCAGGCTCGCGGTAATGGCGGCATCCATCTCGTCGATCAGAGCAGCGAACAAGCCGGCCACGTCAGACCACCTTGGCGTACAGGAAGGCGTCCGGCTCCAGCAGGCCAGCCAGCGGCGCGCTCTGCAGCTTCAGCCAGCGGGCCGACGGCTCCTGGGTGACCCAGGACTTCGGGAAGCGCGCCGCCTCGACCAGACCGCTCTCGATGGCCTCCAGGTCCTGAATGGCGCCGTAGAGCATGGCGTTGCGGGTGTTGGTCGCGCCGAGGATCAGGCCGCCGGCGGCGATCATCGGCTGTTCGTCGCCGTTGTCGTCCAGGTACCACTCGTCGTAGGCGTAGAGGTCGATGCCCGGGTCGTTGAGGTAGCCGAGGTAGGTGACGCCGTCCGGCAGCTCCTGCGGGAGGATCAGGCCCAGGTCGACGCGGCGGGTATTGAGCTGCTTCATCACCATTTCGTTGGCCTGGAAGGCATCCACGGCCTCGCCGCTGAGCACGGCGACGTTGGCGGTGCGTCCGCTGTCCCTGGCGATCTTGCGCTTCCAGGCGCGCAAGTCGCCGAGGGGATCGGAGCCGGCAGCGTCCCACTTGTCGGTGGTGAGGGTGAGCTTGTGGTCGGTGGCCATCAGGAAGTCGATGGTGTCGTCCACACCCTCGCCCACCACCTGCACCTGCCCGGTGGTTAGGGCCTGGGCGCACATCCACTCCTCGCGGCGGGTGATCTGGTCGTCGAGGTCGGCGAGGTCCTTGCCGAGCTGGGCGCCGGCCCGCTCGAGCGGGCTGCGGGTGGCATAGGGATTATCGCCGGCCGCGCGCTTGAGGATCAGCTCGGCGGTGGTTTCGATCTTCGGCTGGATGTACGGCGGCGTGTAGGTGTCGGTGCGGTAGCCGTCGCGCAGGACCACGCTGCCCGGCAGGCGCGGATGGACGAAGGGCGCCATCTTGCGCTGGCCCTTGACGATGTCGATGTCGACGGTCTTGGTGGCGAAGGTGCGCGGCACGCCGCCGTTGAAGAAAGTCACCATCAGGAAGCGGCGGGCGGAGGGAATCTGCTCGACCGCTTCGAGCATGGTGCGGGTGTCGAAAATATCCATCGGGGTCGGCTCCTATCAGCGGACGAACAGGGAAAGGGGGCGCAGCGCAGCCTTGATGCTGGCCAGGGTGTGGCCGGTGCCGAGGGTCAACTGGCTGCCGAGCACCTGGCCGGTCAGGCGGACGAGGCCATCGGCGGCGGCGCCGGTGGTGTCGATGGCGGCATCGAGGATGGCCACCGGGTCTTCGGAGCCGTCGGTCGCCGCGGCGAGGGACAGCACGTATTCGCCGCTGGCGGTGACCTTGCCGAGCACGGCGCCTTGCGACAGGACCTGGTCGGCGCCGATGACCACGACGTCCCGCACGATCGGGAAATCGCCGGCGCCGAGCTGGTCGGGTGTGTAGGTGGTGCGGACGGGGTTGGGCATGAAGGGCTCCTATCAGCGGCGGGCGCCGGCGACGATGGCGTTGACGGCGGTCTTGCGTTCGGCGGCGGCCTGATCGCCCTGGGGAGGATTGGCGCCGGTGGTGCCGGTGGCGTCGGCCTTGATGCCGGCGAGGCCGATGCCGCGGTCCTGGGCGGCCTTGAACAGACTCAGGGCGGTGGCCTCGACGCTGCGGCCCTCCTCGATGGCGGCGGCGATCTCCTTCTCGAAGCCCTTGGCGGCCAGGGCGTGGATGCCGGTGATGCGCTCGCGTTCGGCCTTGGCGGCGGATGCGCCGGCTTCGGCCTTGACGGCGTCCAGGTCGACCGGCTCGGCGGCGGCGATCTGGAGGGTTTGCGGGTCGGTGCCGGCGGCGATGGCCGCCTGCAGCTCGGCGGTGGTGCGGACGATGGTCATGCTGGGTTTCCTCTGGGTGGCGGCCGGGCTGGCCAGTTCTGCGATCAGGGATTCGAGCGAGCCGAGGCGATGGGCCAGGCCGGCGGCGACGGCATCCGCGCCGACCTTGAGCCCGCCGAAATCGCCCATCGCCGGTACGTCGGCAGGGTCTGCCTTGAGGTTGCGGGCGACCTTGGCGACGAACACCTCGGCCAGGGCGTCGATGCTCTTGGCGATCTCGGCGCGGCCCTGTTCGGTGTCGAGGTCGGGCCGCTTGTTCGGGGCGTTGCTGCTGGTGATGGTGTAGCGCTTGATGCCGTCGGCCTCCTTGCGCACGGCCACCTCGACCACCACGCCGATGCTGCCGAGCAAGGCGGTATCGTCGACCACCACCTCGTCGGCCGCGCTGGCGATCCAGTAGGCGGCACTGGCCCCGGTGCCGCCGACGTAGGCCTTGATCGGCTTTTTGCCGCGGGCGGCGTGGACCATGTCGGCCAGCTCGTTGATGCCGGTCGCCTCGCCGCCGGGGCTGTCGACGTTGAGGACGATGGCCCGGACCTTGGGGTCGTCGAGGGCGGCCTGCAGGTCGGTGGCCAACTCCTGGGTGCTGGTCGCCCCGCTGATGCGGGTGAACAGGTTGGCGTAGCGCATGATCGGCCCGGTGACCGGGATCACCGCCACGCCGTCGCGCAGGGTGACGGCGCGGGCGTTGTCCAGCGGCTTGCCGAGTCGTGCTTCCAGGGCTTCCGGGTCGCCCTGGCGGTCGGCGATGGCCATCAGGCTGTCGAGGGCGTCGGGCAGCATCAGCCAGGGCCGCGCGGCGGCCAGCTCGAAGGCGCGGGGCATGGTTATTCCTCGGGGTTCGGGGGCTCCGGCGCGGGCGCCGGGGCGGGGGGTGGCGGGTCGCCGTAGAGTCCTGCGCCACGGCGCTGTTCGACCTCGCGCAGACGCTGGCGGAACACCTGCTGCCAGGGCTCGCCGGTCATCGCGGCGGTTTCCAGGGTTTCGTTGCTGACGCCGATCTCGATGCGCTTGCCGGCGGCGTTGGCTTCCTTCAGCTCGTCGATGGCGCCGCGCGCCGGGCCGATCCAGATCGCCTGGCAGTAGGCCTTGCGCCTGGCCGGGTCGTGGTAGCCGGGCAGCTCGATCAGGCCGCGGGCGACGGCCTCGTCGACGATCAGCTCGCGGCTGGGCTGGCAGAAGTCGCAGGCCAGCCACCAGCGGCGCAGGCTGTAGAAGCGCCAGGCCTGCAGCATGGCGGCACGAGCGGCGCTGTAGCTGCTGTTGTAGTGGAGCAGCAGCTCCTCCGACGGCAGCTCCAGGGCGGCGCCGATCTCCTTGACCACGGCCATGAAGAACGGGTCGAACTGGGCATTGGGCCGGGCCGGATTGGCGATCACCGGCTCCTCGCCGCGGCCGAGGTCGACTACGGCACCCTCGCCCAGTTGCAGGTCGCCGGGGTCGTCCGCCACGTCGGCGTGCTCATCACCCAGCGCCGACAACGGCAGGTTGCCGGTGTCGAAGTCGCTGTTCTTCTTGATGAACACGGTGAACATCGCCGAGATGACCGCGGCCATCAGTTCGGCGCTGCTGTAGCGCTCGAGCTTCTGCAGCGGCTCGAGCACCGGGGCCAGGTACGGGGCACCGCGCTTCTGCCCGGGGCGCTCCTTGTCGGCCAGGATGTGCAGGACGCGCCGGCGGCCGGTGTTGGGGCCGAAGGCCGGCAGGCGCTCCCACTTGAGCGGGGTACGCCGGTTGAGTTCGTTCGGGTAGCCGGTGCAGACGTGGTAGGCCACCGGGGCGCCGAGGGTGTCGAACTCGACGCCCTCGACCAGCCGTTCGGTGTCCAGTGCGCCGGCCGGATTGCCGACCCGGTCGGTTTCGATCAGTTGCAGGCGGGTGCTGTAGAGGCAGCCGGGCCGCTCGGCGTCCGGGGTGGCGACGAACACGTCGCCGCCGACCATCGCCGAGACCAGCACCAGGGCCTGGAGCTGGTAGTGGTTGAGCATGGCCTCGGCATCGCACTCGCGCGGATCGTCGGCGTACAGCGACCAGAGGCGGTCGAGCCGGGCGTTGAGCCGTTCGGCCTCCTGCTCGTCGATGCCGAGGGCCTCGTGGTCGACCTGGGCGCGGCAGACCAGCCCGGTGCCGACCACGTTGGTGCGCAGGCGCATGATCGCGGCGCGGGCCACCAGATGGTTGCGCATGGCATCCCGCGAGCGGGCGACCAGCATGCTGCGCTCGCCGCTGCAGAGGTCGCGGCGCGGGCTGCCGAGGCCGGGAATCCAGCTGGCCATGCTGCGCAGGACGCGGGAGGCGCCCCGCCAGCGGGTCTCGACGCCACCACCACCGCCCTGGGCGACCGGGCGCGGCACCTCGGCGGTGGCCCTGGCCTGGCGGATGGCCTCGCGCATCAGCAGTTCTTCGGGGGTCTTGCGGAACAGGCCCATGGTCAGATCTTCACGTAGCTGATGCGGTTGCGGGCGCCGCGCTGGGCGAGCTGTTCGGCGGCGACGTCCCGGGTGTACTGGGCTTCGAGCGAGCGCAGGCTGTCCAGGTCGGCCCGGCGCAGCTCGCGACCGTCTTTGCGGATGGACTGGCCCTTTTCGAGGATGTCCTTGATCGCCGCCCGGACGTCGGCCAGGCGCTGTTGTGCTTCGGTCATGGGGTGCCTCAGTAGGTGGCTTTGCTTCGAGTGCCGCGGCGAGGCGGCGGGCGGCGTGGAGGAGCGGGCGTTTGCGCCTTTGGCGCGGGCTCTTCCCCGGCGGCCGACTGCTGGGTGCGCTCGGCGAACAGACTGCCCTGCGACACTGCCGAGCGGAGCTTCGCCCAGTCCTTTTCCTGATAACGGTGCAGGCCGATGTAATGGGCCATGGCCAGGTTGTAGACCAGCAGGTCGAGCGCCTCGTTACGGTCGGCCTTGCCCTTGACCCACTCGATGCGCTTGTGGCCCTTGACGTAGCGGGCGACCTTCCGCTCGGCGACGGCCTGGTCGTAGAAGTCGTCCGGCAGATCCTGGGAGAAGTGGATCGCGCCGGGGCCTTCGCCCAGGCCATAGCGGTTGTAGATCCAGTCCTTCGCCGTGTCGGTGCCGATCATCCAGAGTTCGGAGCCGCCCTTGTGGACGCTTCCCTTCCAGGTGACGTCGACCTTCGAGGGGCGCTGGGCAATCACCGGGCGCCCTGGCCGGCTGGCCCCGCGGATAGCCAGAACATTTCGCCAGCGGCGCAGGCGGGTGAACTGGTAGACCTCGTCGGTGTGGTGGCCGCCGGAGTCGATGGCGGTCGCGCAGATCGCCAGTTCGACGCCCGAGTCGTGGCGGTAGCGAGCCTTGAGCTTGTCGTCGAGCAGTGCCCAGGTACGCTCGTCGGCCGGATCGCCCATGATCACCTGGTGGTCGACGACCCAGCGCTCCATGCCCTCGCCCCAGCCGATCACCAGCAGCTCCAGGCGGTTGTGCTGGGTGTCGACGGCCGCGGTGAGGATCAGCGCGCCGCGGGGGACGCTGCCGAGGCGGTAGTCCTCGGCGCGGGCCTTGAGTTCGCCGGCCTTGGTCATCTCCTGGGCGGCGTCCCACAGGCGGGCCAGGCGGGTGTTGTAGAACACCTGCATGGGTTCGAGGTCGCCTTTGTCCTGGGCGGCCTTGGCCTTGTCGTACTGCTTGGCCAGGCCGAGCCAACTGACCCATCCCAGCGGCGCATAGAGCGCGTTGAGGGTGAAGCCGACCGTCTCGCCGTCGCCCTCGGCATGGGCCCGCCATTCCCCACGAGCGAGCATCCCACCCTTGTGGTGCTCGTCGATCAGGCAGCCACAACGACAGCAGAGGTACTGCACCTGGCGGTAGTCGCCGGTGTACTTGAGGTTCTCCCACTCCAGCGTCTGCATCTCGCCGCAGTGCGGGCACGGGACGTAGTAGTGGCGCCGGTCGCTCTGTGCGAACAGGTCGTCGATCCGCGAGGCGCCCTTGATGGTCGGCGAGCTGGAGAAGTAGATCTTGGCGTTGCGCCCGAAGGTGCTGGCCCGGGTTTCGGCCAGTTCGATCGGGTCGCCCTCGTTGTCGACGTCGACGTCCCAGCGGTCGACCTCGTCGCCGTAGATGTAGCGCGCGGCCAGCTCGGCCAGGTTGGAGGCGGAGCCGGCGGTGGTGGCGTACAGGGTACCGCCCTCGAACTCCTTAGTGTCCATGGTGTTGCGCGCGTCGCGCGAGCGCGGCGAGGCGACCCGCTCGCGCAGCACCGGGGTGGCGTCGATGGTCTTGCCGACCCGGCTGCTGACGCGCTTGGCCAAACCCAGGCTGGGCAACAGCATGAGGATGTTGGCCGGGGCCATGTGGATGCAGCCGCCGATCCAGTTGAGGGCGATCTGCGTCTTCATCAACTGGGAGGCGACCATGGTCACCACGCGCCGGGCCGGGTGGCCGGGCGACAGGCAGCGCATCGGCTCGCGGGCATAGGGGGTGCGCTCCGTGCGGTACGGGCCGGGTTCGGCGGCGCCGGTCTCGCGGGGGATGCGCATGTATTGGTCGGCCCATTCGTCGACCCAGAGGTCCGGGTCGGGCTGCAGGCCTCGCAGGTAGGCCGAGCGGTACTGCTCGGCACCGTCGGCATACCGTGTCATGGGGTCAGCTCTGCGGGTTGATGGCGTGTTCGAGGTCGGCGACGCTCAGGCGCTGGGCGTCCTCGAGGACACGGCGCAGGCCGGCGGTCAGTTGGCGTTCGAGTTCCCAGGGGTCGCCGATGGATGCCAGCTCGGCGCTGAGCTGCTTGGGCAGGCCGAGCAGCAGATCGCGCAGCAGGCGGCCGGTGGCGAAGGCGGCGTTCTCGACGGCCTCGCGCTCGACCAGTTCGCCGTCGCTCTTGCGGGCCTCGTTCTCGGCGAGACGTGCCAGGTAGTGCTCGCGGCGGGCGCGGGCCTTCTGGAAGTCGATGCCGTCGTCTCCCCGATCCGGCGGCAGCTCCAGCGGCGGGGCGGCGGGTGCCAGGTGAACGGTCACGCCGCGTTCGACGCGCTCGCGCTGGTGGCGGTCGGCGACGCCGGTCTTGCTCGGGTCGGCGGTGCGCTCCAGCAGCGCTTCGGTGGCGGCAACGTCGACCTTGCCGTCGGCCGTCATGGCCAGCCGGCCCTGCTTGGCCAGCTTCGAGACGTAGGGCTTCGACCAGCCCTTGTGCGCCGCGAATTCGGACTTGCTCAGTGCAATCATGACGACACCTGTTAACCGTTTACCGGCAATCGTTAACCCGTTAACCCCCGTTAACTAACTTCCAGCCCCAGCCGCTAACTCAGAAACGGGGCTCGAATTACCCGTGTAGGGGGCGGCCCGGGGGAGGACCCGCCCTGCCCGCTCAGCGTCCGCCGCGCAGCGCCTCGGCCAGCGCCTTGTCGAGCTGCGCCTGCAGGTGCTGGCCTACCACGCGATTGCCGACGCCGTAGAAATCCAGGCGCTGCGTGTAAGAGGGCTGGCCGACGTAGGCCAGCAGCAGACCGATGCGCCGCTTGCCGGTCCGCTCGGCAATGCCGATCAGCTCGCTGCCGCGGCGCATCACGAAGTAGCGCTTGCGGTTACCGATGCTGCGCCGGCTGGTCGTGCTGTTCTGGTAGGCGTCGAACTGCGCCCCCATGCCGGACAGGATCTTCTGCACCTGCCCGCGGCTCAGGTTGCCGTAGCGGTCCAGCCGCGCATCCCTGGCCGGCACGATGAACCTGTCGGCCGGCAGACGCCCTCTCTTGCGCAGCAGCGCCTCGCTGCGCTTGGCCTGCCGGGCGCCGCCTTCCACCTGCGGAGACAGCCAGCGGGTGGCCGGGGCGGCCTTGTCCGACTCGTCCTTCATCCATACCCGAGCCTCCAGCTTGTCCTTCTTGGCCGGGATCAGGCGCAGGCTGTTCAGCGTCCAGCGGGTTGGCCGGTCGAACACCGAGCACATGTCCTTTTCGATCTCCTCCTTCGCCAGTTGGGCGGTGCGGGTCAATGCCAGCGCCGTGGCGAACGGCATCTGCCTCTCGATCCGCTTCAGATGATCCGCCGACGCCTTGAAGCCTTTCGCGTTGATGGAGAGCACAGCTCACACCTCCCGATCCGGCCGCACCGGCTCCAGCCCTACCCGCTTCTCCAGCCAGCGCGCATACAGCCCGCCAGCCACATCCGCGCCGATCACCCCGACCACGATGCCGAGGCCGCCCGCGATCAGCTGGTCGCCCCACAACGCCATCGAGAGCAGCATCGACGCGACGCCGAGCAGCGCCGAGGCAGAGAAGCGCAGCACCACCCGCAGCAGGATCTGGCCCAGGGTCAGGTTGCCGCGAGAGGCCCGCAGCATCTCGCCGGACAGCCCGGCCATCGACACCAGGACCAACATCCAGAACGGCATGTCCGCCAGCGTGTGCTGCTCGGTCGACATCGACATCCCTCGAATAAAAAGCCCGCATGGCGAGCAGGCAAGAACGGCCAGGCCGGCCGCAGTAATAGGTGCCGGCTCACGCCGGCGTGGTGCTGGTGACCAGGGCGGGGAACCCCACAGCACCGGAGAAACGAAAAACCCGGCGCGGTGGCCGGGTTTGCTGGATCAGGTGAGTCGCTTACTGCGCTCGCACCTATACAAGAATGACGACTTTCTACCCCTCGATTCCCATGGCAGCAACCCCTTTTACCTGCCACCCCCTCAATATCCCCCTTACGTCCGGTGAACGTCCCCGGTACGTCGGTAATTCTCCTGACCTGGATTTCGCTTTTCCCCTCCTACCCCATACGTCCCATTCGAGAAAATCAGATAGGGCACTGCAAAATACTGATTTATATAAAAATGTCCTATGTCCCATTGATATTTGAACTCTATATATAGGGGGTGGCAGCAAAGTACACGCTGCGCGCTTGCGCGTAATTGCTTGCACGCACATGTGCGCGGGCGTGTAGTCGATGGGACATGAGACAAGCCCAATAACGGCGCGCCCTGCGTCTGTCCCATTGCATGCTGAGCAATAGGACAGATAGGACACGCACAGGCGCACTGACGCATGACCTGTTGTCCTGATTTACAACACATAGGAAGACTGTTGTAATTCGCTCCAACATGAACGCCAAATTGATCCTGAAACGCCGCGACGTCCTGGATGAACACCGCTTCACCGAAGCGGTGATCTGGGAGCTGACACAGCCTCTGCCCGGCAGTGCGCACCGCTATAAGTACCGCCTGGCCTATGTGGTCGACGGCGTCTGCATGGTGCGCTATGACAACGAATCCGGCAAGGGCGACCACAAACACCTGGGAGCGGATGAGCAGGCCGTCGCCTTTACCGGCATCGCCGACCTGCTCCGCGCCTTCCGGCGGGACATCGAGAACTGGAGGCCCTGACATGAACACCGTGACCATCCGCGTGGCGACGCCCGAAGAAATCGACGCCAGCATCATCGAGGCCTGGGAAACCGGCGAACCCCAAGGCTGCTTCATCACCTTCCCTACGCCCGAGCTGCTGTGGAAGACGCTGACGCCCAAGCGCTGGGAGATCATCAAGGCCATGGCCGGGGCCGGCCCGCTGGGCATCCGCGAACTGGCGCGGCGCATCGACCGCGACGTCAAGGGCGTGCACACCGACGCCCAGGCCCTGGTGCAGTGCGGCGTGTTGGAAAAGGCCGACGACGGCAAGCTGGAATTTCCATACGACGCCGTGCACGTGGATTTCATGGTCCACGCAGCCTGACGACGCCGGCCAGCCCCACCCCTCACGCCGCCCTCCTCTTCACCAGCGCCGCCCGCACATGCTCGTGCGCCGTCCCCAACGCCCGGTAATAGGCACTGGTACCGGAATAACCCAGCGCCCGCGCCTTCTGGGCGGGCGTGCTGAGCGGGTTGCGCAGGTAGTGCTCGTAGACCAGCACGTTCAGGTCATGCCGCAGGGCGTTGACGATCAGCTCGGTCACCGGGAAGCGCGGGTCGTCCAGCCCGCGCGAGCGCTTGGTGGCCGGAATCACCACCCCCTGGCTGTCGATCAGGGCGCCGATGGTGCAGCGAACGTTGCCGGGGCCGGGGAAGGCCTCACGGATGGCCTTCTGCTCCGCCCAGGCGCGCAGCAGCTCGTCGATCTCCCGGATCAAAACGCCGTCTCCCTGACCTTGGCCGCCGCTTCGGCCGCCTCGGCGGCTGCCGCCAGCTTCCAGCTTTCCGGCCGCCGGTAGCCCCAGGGGCGAATGCCGCTCTTGCGCGAGGCCGCCAGCCGCTCCCGCCGCCAGCCGAGGCGCTGCATGATGTGGCCGATGCGGATCTGCTCCGGCCGGCCCCAATGGCCATAGTCCAGCTTCAGGGCATCCTGCAGGATACGGTCGGACGTGACGGTCTCGCCCGAAGCCGGATCTTCGAGCCATTGGCGGATCGGGTACTCCCATGCATCCACCGTGTAGCGGGCATCCTGCTGCTCGGCGAACTGCTCGGCTTCCTCCCGCGCCACCCACCAGCCCTCGCCGGCCTGGAAGCGGAACACCGCCTCGGCCCACAACTGATCGCGCAGCTCCCGCAGCGCCTCCAGCTCCACCTTCTGGCAAGTCACCGGCCAGTAACGCCGGTTGCCGGTGGTGTCCTTCAGGTACTCCTCCTGGTTGGTCGTACCCGCGAAAACACACTGGCGTGGCACGTCCAATACTCTGCGGCCATAGCTCTCCCGGTAGGTATCGACGGACGCCGAGAAGAACTGCTTGGCTCGGGTGGACTCGGCCTTGTTGAAGCTGTCCAGCTCGCCCAGCTCAACAATCCACTTGCCGCGGATCACCTGGAAGCCGTCCTTGTCTCCCAGGTTGAACGGCGTATCCATGAACCACTCGCCGCCCAGAATCGACAGCGCCGTCGACTTGCCCGCGCCCTGCGCCCCTTCGAGGATCAGCACCGCATCCGCCTTGCAGCCCGGCTTCATCACCCGCGCCACCGCCGAAATCAGCCAGCGCTTGCCCACCTTCATGCTGTAGGGCGACATCGGCACCCCGAAGATCAGATGCAGCCAGCCCTCCAGGCGCGACACCCGGTCCCACTCCAGCCCCTGCAGATACTCCCGTACTGGGTGGAACGCATGGTCGTTGGCCACCACGCTGACCGCCTCGACCACACTGGGCGCTTTCACGCGCAGGTTGTACTGCTCGGCCAGCCACATCACCACCCGCGCATCGTCCAGATCGCTCCAGTCCCCCGTTTCGCTGCCATAGGGCGGCGAACGGCGCTTCACGATCTTCGAGCTGAAGGCGTTGTAGCCGATCACCCCGGCCCAGCGCTCGTCGTTCCCCAGGATCAACGCCACATTGAAGGCATGGGCGATCAGCGCGCCGGATTCGCTGCGCTGCAGCTTGTCCTTCCAGCCCCCGGCCGCCGGCGGGCGAACCACCGCCAGCACCTGCCGGCGCACCGCCTCCAGCCCCTCGGCCACATGCAGATCGTTGAAGTCCGTCCACTTCTCCTCGCGCCCGGCGCCGAACACCGGCACCACCATCTGGCCGCCGAGGATGGTGGCGGCGTTCGAGGCCTTCTCCACACCCGGATTCCACGGCTCGCCGTTCGGGCGGGTGGTCTTCCAGTCGTCGTCGGCGCAGAAGATCAGCGGCCGTCCGGGGAACTGCTCCCGCAGCGTCTTGCCCACCGGCAGCAGGTTGCCGGCGTCGAAGGTGATCGCCACTGCGCATCCCGCCGCCATGTGCAGGCTCGCGCCGGTCGCGTAACCCTCGCACACCAGCAGCGGCTCGCCCGGCTCCGGATGCGGGCCGATCAGGTGAAACGCCCCTTCCTTCGCCATGCCGGCCGGCCAATAGGTCTTGTCGCGGCCCAGCCGCTCCTGCTTCTGCGGATAGATCACCTGCAGGCCGGCCAGCTCGCCGCGGGCGGTACGCATCGGCACCAGGACGGCCCCGCTCTTCGGCGCATAGCGCACCCCGAAGCCGACCACCTGCTTGCGCTGCAGATAAGCGCTCGCGCCCTTCTCCGCCATCCTCGGCCACAAGGCCGACGCCCGCTTGGCCGCCCGCCGCGCAGCGTGCTGTTGCGCCTCCGCGGCCCGGCGCTTGGCCTCCTCCTGACGGGCGCGCATCAGATCGCGCTCCTCCTGGCTCAGCCGCACACCCTTGACCTTGATCTTCTCCGAAGCGCCCAGCCGCCAGTTGCCATAGGCGCCGAAGACCAGCATCTCGCCCTGCTCGGTCCGGTACTCGTGGGCGATGTACCAGCCCGTGCGGGCCTTGCCCTTGTCGCCCTCGGCCTTCACCCGAGTCAGCTCACCGAAACGCAACGGCAGCTCGACCTCCAGGCCGAACTGCCGGAACTGATCCAGAACGTCATCCATGCGATCAACCACGAACCACCCCCGCACCCTCACCCTGCTGCTTCAAATGCACATGCCGCGCCCTTCGCCACAGGCCGATCCCCACCCGCACGATGCGCGCGGCGAGCTTGCAGGTTTCGCCCAGCTCCTGGGCGTCGATCCGGCCGTCGGTGATGTGCGAGGCCACGGTATTGGCCGCATCGGCCGCCGCGTGCAGCACCTCGCTCGCCCCGGCCACCAGCAGCTCCACCTCGGCCTCTTCCTCATAAGGCAGGGTGCTGAACCACTGCGAATCGCCCAGTTCGGCGTGGAAGCTGTCCAGCACGATGGCCCGCCCTTCCGGGCTCACATAGCGCAGAAAATCCATCAGCTCGATGGTGTTGAGGTTGTGGCCGGGGTGGCCGGCGTCGAACTTGTGCGCCATGGTCGTGGGGTTGCGGTTGAAGGCGTAGGCAAAGCCCGTAACCCCACCGCGGCACATCGACTCATTGCGGGAAACGAGATAGAGCGCATCCGGCAGGGTCATCACCTCCCGGTCCAGGCGCTCGAATTGATCGGCGAACGAACGTCGCATTGGCATTTACTTCCTGATGTTGCCAGTGCCACGCCGCGCCCGCTTTGGTAGAGTCGCGCCGTGGTCACTGAAAGTGGTCGCATCGGCAGGCGGTTGCTCCGTGGTGGAAGATCCGCCTGCCCCCGATGGCGAGGCGCCCGCTCCGCGAACGCCCCGCCGTTACAGCCAGCCGATCTGTGGTGGAGAGACTGGCAACCCAGGGCATCCGTGCCCTGGTGGGTGTAGCTGGCGTGCTGTCGGTACGTGGTGTGCTCGACACGCCAACTGCACCGCCCGACGCCCTTGTGGTGAGGACGCTGGGCAGACCGGGCGGCTCTTCGGGGCCGCACGGTTTCTACCATGAACTGAAACGCAAACAGGGTCAGGCCACCCGCTTCGGATGGTTCTGGGATGGGAACGGACGGACTTCCTCCGCCGAAAAAACACCACCCTTATGGCAGCTGACAAAAATCCGCCGGCCAAGACGAATGGCCTTGCTCAACGCACCTTGCGACAAGCCGAGCAAGACAGCCGCCTGGGTGTAGCCTTTTTCCAAAGCGAATTCATGCAAGGGGATACGCTTCATCGGTCTCTCTCCATCTGGTTAGCCACCATAGTATTACCGGCGGATTTCCAAAATGTCAAACCGGCGGCAATGGATAACTATTCCCGGCGGAAATAAGATTGCCGAATGACCGAAAAAAAGCGCGAAATCACCGACTGGGAAAAAGCAGAATGCACGGCCCTGAAGGCCAAGCTTGACGCTTTCAACGCCGGCAAGAGCAGAAAGGACAGCCTCAGCCAGGGCAAAATCGCTGATGCCCTGGAAATCAGTCAGGGCGCCGTAAGCTCTTACCTCAACGGCTACAACGCCTTGAATGCCAGAGTCGCCGGACTGATGGCCAAGATGATCGGTATTCCCGTCGAGACATTCAGCCCGCGTCTTGCCGCCGAAATCGCCCGAATCGCGCAGGCCGACCCAGCCGTCCCAACGCACACCGACACCGCCCCCGTGGGCATGAACATGGCCGCCCTTCAGCGACTGAAGGGCAAAGTCACCCCGCGCAGCCTGGAAGCACTTCAGCGCATCGAAAAAGCCGCTTTACAGGGCCTCCTGAAAGAGGCCGATCTTGTCGTACTGGAAGGGATTGCCGCTCGCCTTGAAGAACTCAACACCAAACAACCTTGAACCCGTTCTGACTGCAGATGTTTGCACCCTCCTCGGCAGGATGGACGAGGGCAACGACGGAGAAACCTACAAGGCAGAACTGCTGGATGACGACGAAAATGCCGTGACCGGCTACGTCAAACTCACCCTCGACCCACGCAAAATCATCGCCGAACTCGCCACCGCCCAGCTCGGACGAGCACTCGGCCTGCGCATTCCCCGCCCCTACGTGGTTCTGCTCGACACCGCCGATCTGCGTCCCGAGTTCGAATCGGCCTTCGCCAATCGCGGCATCATGGTCTGCTTCGCCAGCCAACAGGCCGGTAGTCGTAGCTACAGCCTGGAGAGGGGAATGCACAACCCCGACAAAGCATTTATCGAAGCAGTCGGCAGCAAATTCGACCTGGCCGGTACAATTGCCCTGGACGAATTGGTTGCCAACGACGACAGGAACCTGGGCAATATCATCTATGCTCCCGGAAAACAGGAGTTCTGGCTGATCGACCATGGCCGGTCCCTGACCGGAACCTACTGGCAACTATGGGGGCTGGACGACCCGACCATTGCCGTACGCAACCAGCTCGCCGACGAGAGCGCAGCAAGCTGGGACGAAGCACAGCGCAATGCCATTCTCAGCAGGGCCCGTGAATTGGTGAACAAATGCGTCCAACTCTGTCTCGACGACCTTGACCAGGATGGACACTTCACCAAGATTGACGCAGCCACGGACAGGCAGGAAATAATCGGTTTCCTGCGCGAACGCATCCAACACACGGTGCCACTGCTATGCAATCGCCTACAACTGGGGCATCTACCTTTGACGCTGCCCAAGCCTTCCTGAAAGATCGCCCGAAACGCAGCCTGTTTCAGGCGCGCTGGATGGCCGTGCAGATCGAGCCCATCACCTTCTCCGGAGAGCGCATCACCTCGGGCATCGCCATAGTCCCCGACGACGGATCGGCACCCAGAGTGATCGGCACATTGCGCGCAGAGCCTCTCGAACAGGTCTTCGGCCAATACGGCAAGCACCTGTTCAACCTGGCCGGAACGGTCAATGCCGAGCTACAAACCTTCCTGGCAACCGGCGGAAAGCTGGAAAACTGGGTGCCAAACATGCAAGGCGTGTATGCAGGCTCGATCATCCCCACGCGCAATAGCTCGCTGGAAGCCGTTGTCCGGTCGGCACAGACACATTCATCCCTGTTCAGCGCCAAGGGCAACGACAAGCCCAGCGAAGAACCGGAAGACAAGTCGCTCGGCAAACTCCACAAGGAGATCAAACGTCTCGTCATCGGCACCAGAGAGGGCTTCAAGGAACGATTCAACCGTCCGATGGAGCTCTATGGCCGCAAGGGAAAAGCCACCATCAGCTACGTTGGCACGCACCTGGCCATCAACCTCAGCACACTCGATCCAACGACGAACGCCACGTATCAATGTGCCACGGCACAGCGCAAAATCACGCACCTGCTACGCCTGCGCGACATCCAGATAGGCCACGATCATGACGAACTGCTGCTTGGCATCTGGATACCACGCCGCGACCTGACGCCATCCCAGGAGTCCCACCTGGACTCCTACACCACGGAACTCGCCTACGCCGCCGAAAAGGCCAAAGTGGGGTTCCAGGTGGCCTATGGCGGCGGAGATCTCAAAGAAGCCGCCAGGCCATTTGCCAGGAAGATTCTCGCGGATGCCTGACGGATCAGCCCATCCGATGGATAGGCTGGCTGCGATCCTCGGCCGCTGCCAGGTTGATCCAGTCGATATAGACATTGTACTTCCTGGCCTCCTCCTCCATCCGTTGCCCGAAGCGCCGGTAAAGGTGGCCAATGACCGTCCTGCAACTCTCAAGATCCGCCGGCACATTGGCCAGCACGATTGAGTGCAACCCCTCCAGTGCCGGCCGCAGCCGCTCGCCGATCTGCACCAGATCCATCGCGTCGGCGCAGAAACGGTACAGAAGGGCCATATCCTCCCCTGTCAGCACCGTGCCATCCTTCCGCTCTTCTTTTTTCAGCCACTCGCCCTCCAGCGCCAGGTGCGCCACCAGGCTCACCGCCTCGCTGAACCGCTCCGGCGCAATCTCCATGTAGCCGCAGCCGAACTTGGACTTGAGCGCCGACCAGCACACCGTCGCCGCCTTGCCGCGCGCCACCTCCGGCAGGGCCTCGATGCGGGCGGCCACCAGCGCCTTGAGCGCGCCCTGCTGCTCGCCGGACAACCCGCCCGGCAGCGCACGTGGCGCCGCGACGGGCACGAACTGCTCCAGGGCGGCTTCAAGCCACAGACGCAGCGGTTCGGCGTGCTCCGGGCGGGCGTGAAGCAGAGCGATGTCCAGGCCGCGGCGGTCGATCACGTTGAGCATCTGCCGGCCTACCTGCCGTTTCGACCTGTGCTCGAAACGCAGGTGGCGAGTGATGCGGTAGGCGTCGTGCATGCCCAGGGCATGGACCACGTCGGCGGTGACGAACCACAGCGCCGCGCCCTCGGGGACGATGCGGAACGGACGGTCGTTGTAGGTGAGATGGATCGGCTCGGCGGGGGTGGCCGAGCCAATGGGGGCGGAGTTATGCGCGCTCAGACCATCCAGCACATCGAGCACCCAGCGACGGAACTCCTTGGCGACCTTGGTGCGGGAGAGCATGGCCAGCAGGTGAACACCGCGCAGGGAGAAGATGCGAATCTCGCGCACCTGACCTGCATCCCCAGTTTGGGGATTCAGCTCCGGGAGCTTGACCAGAGCGGTCATGGAGTCGGTGAACTCATCAGCGTGGCGGGTATAGAGCTCGTGGAGCTTCTTGCCGGGATCGCTGTAGCCCAAGGCTGTACCGACTTGGTACCCCCTAAGCCACGGCTGGCCGTTACGGTCGGTGATGTCGAACTGGGTGTTGCGGAAGGTGAGCGCTTGCATGGTGAAACTCCTACAGGGCTTTTTGCCCGCCTCCCGAGGCCAATCGGGAGAGCGGAACCGTGCGGGTTGGCCTACCGGCTGTAGGAACCGGCCACCCTTGCGGGTGCCCACACGGCCCGCCCATAACGCAGACGCTGCCATGCTGCGGACACAAAAAAACCGCTCAAGAGCGGCGGTTGTGTGCCCGCCTACAGTTCCGGGAGGCCAATCCCAGGTCGCTGGATTGACAGCGACGGGGGGAACCTTAGCGGGGGAAGCTGGCTGGAGTCAACCGGGAGGCCATGCGCGGCTCAAAGGGGTGACGGGGGCGGCAATACATGGTGTATAAAGCCGACGAACGGTCGAAAAGGCCGTGGAGGCCGTGGAGGCCGTGGAGGCCGTGGAGGCCGCGTAGGTAGATGGGCTATGGGCCAGTGAGAATGAATGCGTCCGCAAGCTCCGTTCGGGGGCTTCATAGATAAGATGCCTCATTAGCACCAACAATAACCGAGAAAATTCAGGATTAAATAATGGATATATTAAAGTTTGAAATACTAGAAGACGGGGATGAAGTTGTTAAACTTGAAAAAGAGGAAATCCATGTAAGAAAGAGCAGTGGAGAGTACTTCGTCTACACACTAATTTTTGACAAAAATAACCAGGCAATCAACTTCAATGTCTTTGCAATTAAGAAAGGATTTGGCTCAATAGAAATAGTTAAAGATGCCGACCTGAGCGATCTATCTGAGGCGTGGAGAGAGAGCAATGAGTGATCTTCCGGACCAAAATAACTCCAAAGAAATCTCTCCAGATGCAAAAGTTACCGGCACAGTGACTTACCGCAACTTATCCCCAGAAGACAGAAAAAAGGTCAAAGCCATAGCCAAGAAAAAAGCCAAAGAGAAAGGCATAATAATAAACATTATTGAGAAGTAGCCCCATGACAACCAAAGATCTAATCCTGCGAGTATCTGGCACGCACGCAGAGGCAGAAGAGTTTTTCAAAGAAATCATTGAAGAATCAGCGGCTATAGGATTACTACCAGAAAATAAATCGACCAGAGAAGTTCCAAGAAAAATAAGAAAACAAGACCTACAAGACAAAAAAGCAAAGGATCTCCAAATATCAGCCGTCGGAGCCGAATAAAAAATAGAGAGCCTTATTGAGTCAGTAATTGATGCCGTCAACGAAGAATTAAATCTTCCAACCCCCTCCCAAACAATAAAACTAGAGAAGCCCAGCGATGTCTAAAAGTGCTCGTTCAAGTGAGCACAAGAGAGCCATAGCTCTTGCAAAAATAAGAGAAGGCTACAAATGCGAAATTTGCGGATCAGATTTTGACATCCATGGCCACCACATAATTGACCATAGTTTTGGCGGAGAGCCCACCCCCGAGAACATATTGGTTGCTTGCAAGAAATGCCACGACAAGATCCATGCAGGTGAGATAGTTATTGACACATACGATTACCGCAACAAAAATTAACAACTAGAGTGGACAACAGCGCAGCCACCCAAAGGCCCGCCTCTCCCCGCCGGGCCGGGCCTTTCGCTTTCCAGCCGCCCCAGCCACCAGCGCGTAGGGTAGACAACGGCACCGCCTTGTCTACCGATGCCAGCAAGTAGGGTGGACAACGGCGCAGCCTTGTCCACCAATGCCACTGGCGGGTAATCGCTGCGCGAGCTACCCCACCCTACGGCAGGCTGGACTGAATCCCTCACCCACGCCCCGCCCATCATGTCTGCCGCCCTCTCACGCCCCCCAAGCCCCGCACCACCGCCCCAACCGCCGGATCGCCAGCAACGGGCGAAGGGCTCGCGGGCAAAGACCGGTAATCAATCGAAAGCGATCCATAAACCCCACCTGTTAACGGCCGAGCCGGTCTTTTACAGTGGCGCCGTCGGAGTGCAGTTCCACGGCAGCAGCGCCTCGTAATCTTCGGCGCCTTGGGCTGTCGGCAGACGCTCGAGCACATGGCGCAGCCAAGCGTAGGGCTCCTGCCCATTGGCCTTGGCGGTTTCCACCAGGCTGTAAAGGTGGGCGCTGGCCGTCGCGCCTTTGGGCGTGTCGCTGAACAGCCAGTTTTTCCTGCCGATAACGAAGGGCCTGATCGCACGTTCGGCGGCATTATTATCCACGGGCAAATAACCGGCCTCGG